AAGCACGTGATACAATCTTATGATACTGCGTTTATGAAAAAACAAACGGCAGACTTTTCTGCCATCACGACCTGGGGTGTGTTTCAGGATAACGAAGATACACCACATCAATTAATATTATTAGATGCGTATAAAGATAGATTAGAGTTTCCAGAACTTAGAAGACTTGCAAAAGAGCAATATGATTACTGGCAACCAGAAACTGTGTTGGTTGAAGCTAAAGCATCTGGTTTACCTTTGACTCACGAATTAAGATCAATGGGTATACCGGTTGTCAATTACACGCCGTCTAAAGGTAATGATAAGCATACAAGAGTAAATTCTATTGCACCTTTGTTTGAATCTGGTATGATATGGGCTCCTACACACGAAAAGTTTGCACAAGAGGTGATTGAGGAGTGTGCAGCATTTCCGTATGGAGATCACGACGACTTGGTCGACTCAATGACACAAGCCGTTATGCGCTTTAGACAGGGAGGTTTTATAGCTCACCCTGAAGATTACGAGGATGAAAAGCTACCTCCTAAAAAATACAGTTACTATTGGTAAATTATGTTAAAATTATTAATTAGATTATTTGGAAAAGATTACGTTAACAGAGCCATTGGCACAAGAACGAACGTAAGTAAACCTATTCAGTTAGATCAAAACAGTCCTTTCAAACTTTATTCAGATGACGCTTACGATAATCCAAAAGCAAGACAACTGATTGAAGATAAGATTGCAGAGTACGGTCCTTTCGCATTATCAAATAAAAATGCATCTGAAGTTGCTAACTTTGAGATGAACGCTAGAAGATTAGTCGAGGCTAAAAATAGAGCGGCTGGTGTTACAGATAGATTAAAAGAAATTAAAACAGCAAAACCAAAACCTGAAGCTGATGTCATTGATATTGGTACAAAGAAAAAAGTTGATGAACAAGGACTTGGATCTTTGAGAGATGACTTTGGTTTACCAGAAGGCGTTGATCCAAAAAGTGAAAGAGGAAAACTTATGCAAGAACTACAACGTACAACAGCAGGTTCAAAAAAAGCTGAGTCGTTAGCAAAACAAGCTGTAGAAACTATGTTTGGTCCTTTAGGAAGAGGCGCACAGAAGGATGTAATGCAGGAAGGTAGAAGAAGAGCTGTTGTTAGACAGATTATGATTAAAGATAAAAGAATAGGTCTAACTGATAAAGAATTAGAGGACCTACAGTTTTCCAATGATCTACAACCAGGCACAGACGCTAAAGATCCACTAGAGCTTTTTGATAAATACTATACAAGAAACAATACTAAGTTTGATGCACTTGATAATATTATAGATGGATCAAGAACTCCTGAAGAAGCTGCAGAAGAATTTATGAAAGAGTTTGATGGTTTTGATATTGTAGCTCCAGCTAAACCTAAACCTGCATCTTTAGAAAATGAGGTTGATGAACTCGACGAGTTTTTAGATGACACTCCAAGAGATGACAAAGCTAAAGGTGGCCTAGCAGATATATTAGGAGTCTAATGAAAATCCACGAATACAATGAGATGATGGCTCACTTAACTAGACGTCGTCCGATGTCTAATGGTGGTCTTACTAACATTGAAGATATAATATCAAAAGCGTTTGAAAAAATTTTAAAACAAAAGGGAAAAATTAGTATTTCAGATCTTACAAAAGATACTGGATATTCTAAGCCAACTATTTATAAATATTTAAGTGAAAATCAAAAATCTAAATTAATAAGCCAACCTTCTCCGTTTAAAGATAGAATTGCAAAAGGCGTAAATAAAATTATTGATGATGTCAGTAGAAGTAAAAAACCATTAATAGAAGCATCTCCAAATAAAATTTTTGAAAAAATATATGGAAAAAAGTTTAATATAAAAACGGATAACATAAGTGTTATAAGAAATATTTTAAACGAAAACCCTAATTGGCCTAAAATTAGAGATGCAGTTACAAATACCTCAACTAGAGTTGGGGCTGGAAACAAAGCATTTGAAAAAATAAAATTTAAAGAATTTGATAAAGCTCTTGCTGAAGCTATTAAAAAAAGAGGAATACCTAGGGCTGGAACAGTTGAGGAATTTATTTTAAGAGATTTAAAAAGGCACATAGATCAAGGAGGTAAAAAATTTAAATTTGCAAAAAATAATACTTTTGACAAAGGGTTTAAAGGATTAAAAATAAAAGATGTAAAAAAAGGAGATACAATAGATTTTGAGTCTATTAAGAAAAACGATCCTAGGTTTAAAGAATATAAAAATGTTTTTAACGAAATTAAAAAATTAAAACTTACACCTTATACAAACCCTATTACGAAAAAAGAAAGCACATTATTAGAGGGATTACAACAAGCTACTGGCGTTGAAGCACCTTTAAATATTCAACACAATAAAGGTGTTGTAAATGATCCTTTAAAAAATTTATCAATCCAAACTTATAAAGCAAACATAGGAGCTAAAATGGTAGAGACTCCTGAACAAGCTCAAAAATTAGGTGTTCAAACTACAGTTAAAGGTGGAAAAAAAGTTGTTGGTCCAAAACTATCTTTTGAAAATCAAGTTGATAGATTGACAAAATTTTCTGATAGAATGATTAAAGGCGGTGGTTTAAGAACTATTAAAACACCAACAGAAACTTTAGGTAGAGGCACAACACTTGGTTCTACGATGATTCAACCAGAGTTAGCAAACTTAAATCCCCCTGCCGCTAAAAATTTTTTACGTGGTGCAAGTAGAATAGCTCTTGGTGAAACTTTTTTTCTACCAGCGTCTGTTGTTCTTGATACGTATGCAGGATTAACACCCGCTGAAATGGCACTAAACATTGCAACCTTTGGTGCGGGAGTGCCACTTAAAGATTCAGTGCAAAAAAGAAAATACATAGCTGATGCAGGTTTTGGCAAAGATTATTCGTCTGCCTTACAAAAAAGAAGAATTGCAAAAACAGCACCTGCACGACTAGTGGGTGAATTAACCGAAAGAGAAAAACAAGCTATGTTTTTATCTAATGCGTTTGAGGAGGGTTTAAGATTAAAAAGAGAAGAACAAGCAGAAGCTTATAAACAAAGACAACAAAGCCAATTAAAAAGAGGTGAATTAGAGGTACCTGATGCTGATGTTCCAGAAGAGATTCCAAGTATTCAACCTGAGTTTCAAGAAGAAACAACAGAAACTAGATCTTTACCTTTTGGCCTAGACAGACTATTACCTTTTGATGACGAGGATGAAATTATATGATAAAACAAACTAAACTAACAACAGGAGCACCACCGAGAAGGGGACCTAATCCGCAAGGGTTGAATGTTCCACCTAAAAAGGTTACAGTGGTCCGATTGGAGAAAACAAATGGCAGACGTAGACAAAGCTCTTCCAAACGTTGAGCAAACTATTACGATACCCAATGAAGAGGGTCTAAAAGTAGAATTAGAGCAAACAGAGAAAAAACCACAAGCACCTGTTGAAGTACAAGAAAATCAAGATGGCAGTGTTGATATAAATTTTGATCCATCAAAAGTTAATTTAGAACAAAGCAAAGATCATTTTGCAAACTTAGCAGAACTATTACCTGATGATGTTCTTGAACCTATTGGTCAAGAGTTAGCTGCAAACTATGAAGATTATAAATCTTCTAGAAAAGATTGGGAAAGATCTTATACACAAGGTTTAGATTTATTAGGATTTAAATACGAAAGTAAAACAGAACCATTTAGAGGTGCATCAGGTGCAACACACCCAGTATTAGCAGAAGCTGTTACACAGTTTCAATCTTTAGCTTACAAAGAATTATTACCATCAGGTGGTCCAGTTAGAACACAAATTATTGGAATGCCAACACCAGACAAAGAACAACAAGCTTTACGTGTAAAAGATTTTATGAATTACACAATTATGTCAGAGATGAAAGAATACGAAGCTGAGTTTGATCAAATGTTATTTTATTTACCATTATCAGGATCTGCATTTAAAAAAGTTTATTATGATTCTGTTATGGGTAGAGCTGTTTCTAAATTTGTACCTGCAGATGATTTAGTTGTTCCTTACACAGCAACATCACTAGAAGATGCAGATGCAATTATTCACACGATAAAAATTTCTGAAAACGAATTAAGAAAACAACAAGTCGGTGGTTTCTATCGAGATATAGAATTAAATCCTGCTTATATGAACGAATCTGAAACAGAGAAAAAAGAAAGAGAACTAGATGGCACAAGAAAAGGTAAAGATCAGAAGATGTATACTTTAT